AATCTTGCATAATTCTCAAACCCTCTTTTATTGACCCAGCTGGTTTTAATACTTTTACAATATTAACTCCAATGCTTCTAATATCACTTATTAAACGAGGTTCAGCACTATCAGCTACAACGAGAGAATTGCCTACGATTGCCTTTACTTTTTCTTTTAATATTGATGGGCTTAAATTATTTTCTCCAAATTCCTCTTTTAAATAAATTAGTCTTAATTTCTTATCAATTGCGCATCTTATTAAACAGTCAGGATCGGGAAAGAATCCAAAATCTAAACCAAAATAATACGGCAAATCATTATTAAATGCTCCAAGTTTCCAGTTCTTCAATATTGCTCCATCTGCTTTATCTAACCATCCACCCATAATTATATGATCAAACTTTTCAGGATTATTTATTTTCAATTGTTCTATTTCATATAAATAATCTTCGGGTACAAATTCAATTGCATCTAAATAGGTAGTGTGAATGTAACATACATTGTCTTTATAACCATTAAATCCAGGCTGGACTCCCATACCTTCAAAAAATCTCTTATAGACCCAATGTTCTTTAGTCGCTGGATTTAATATAAGTATTACAATGTTCTGAATATCGTTTGCCCGAATGGACAGATTTATCTTATCGAAGTTTACTTCATCATTTTCCTCTTCAGCTTCATCTAATACGAAACACGAAAAGTCTTTAAGTGATTTTAATTTTGCTGTTTGATTTCCTGAACTATTCTTTAATCCTTTGAATACAATCTTCGCCTTATTATGTTTAGCTATTACTCTATCTGCCCACTTTTCATAAAAATCTTCATAACCAAGTAAATCAATCTTCTCAATGTATTCAGGTATGATTGAATCTTTAGCGGAATTTAAAGTATAACGAGTATAAAGAACTCTATGGTTTAAGTTAGTTGCTAGGTGACATATTGCTGTTGAGGCTCCGAATGATTTTTGACTAAATCGACCCCCGGTTATTATGTAGTATCGTATTCCTTTCTTTGGAAAAAATAAAGGCTCAAACTTTTCATTTATCCTTATCATCCGTTCGATAAAATTGAATTGCGGGCGGTTCAAATGATTCTCCGTTATTCTTGTGATTTAATTCATGCTTATCTCGTTGATTTAATCTCTGTTTCCCTAGCCAAATCAACATTGCTTTATCACCATCCATTGCAACTTTGAACTGTTTAGTTTTTAATAATGAATCACCTTTTGCTTTCTTTTGTTGTAAATATTCTGAAAAACCCATTTTATTATCGAGTTTGCATCTTTTATATAACGTATCATTATCTATACCTAAATATGCAGCAATCTCTGTACCTTCACATGAAGCTTCAAGTAACGAATCAACTATTTTCCAATCTATATTTGCCTTAGGTCGTGCCATTATTGCATTGTATAATATAATTTATTCTTTTTCATCTTATATGGCTTAATATCAGCCTTATACTCAGATATAAACTTTTCAGCTTTAACTCTATCAGTAAAATTTTCAATAGCTTTTATCTGCTCTTCACCTTTACTGTTTAACTCCCAAATTGTTATTTTAAAGTTTATCATAATTATGAATATATAATATTTTTAAACTCTTTTAACATTTCTTCTTTTAAAAATGGTTCTTTTAACCTCCATGATTTTTGTATAACTAAGTGCTTTTCGAAATCTTTATTGCAATACTTTATTTTTTCTTGCAAACCTTCATAATCAGTAACTATGTAATCTTCTATTTGATCTTTAAAATATCCTATTTCAGATTTTAATATTGTATTCCAACAATTAATATCAAAAAACACAACACAATTACAAAAGCCTGCTTCATACCAACGATTTCCTAAATTATTAAATACTGTATGTGTATACTCATCTTCGATGTATAGTGAGTATCTGAATAGATTTAATGTTTCTTTTGATTTAGCCCAACTTAGTTTTTTAATCCATTTAGGATTACATCCAATATGCTTATATTTTTTAAAGTTTTTATCTGATGTGCTAAGATATATTTGTTCTTTTATATATTTTTGAAAATATTGCTTTCTATTTTCGCGCCACCGACCATAATAAATACAATCATATTTTTTAGGAGTTAATTCATTTGATTGGTTTGAAATTAATAAATTAAAATTTAATTCATGAATTTTTGATACATATTTTTGTTTTTTTGATACATCTACGAAATTTTGAATTATTTCTAGTTTTTTATTTTCTTTAATAACTCCGTAATGAATGGCTGGAAACATTGATTGTTCATATTCTCCTATCAACCAAAATATTCTACTATTAGGATTGTCTTTTATTAATTGAGAAGATTTATTGTATTCTGAAAATTGACTGCCAAACCCACATATTATGCAATCATATTTTTTATTAGGTATTTTCCTTTTATCCCAAATCAAATCAGCATTTAAATAATTAGATAATATAACCATATTTCTGGCAGAAACCATGCTGGAAATATATGGATTTTGTGCATTCATTCTAATATCTAATAGAGCAATATTCATAATCCTGCTTTAATTAAAAAATCTTTATATGATATTTGCTTTCCGGAAATATTTATTTTTTTTTGCAATTGTTCTAATTGCTCTATTGAATCGCATTTTATAACAAAATTAACTGACTCATTAAATGATGATACTTCTTCTATATCATTAATATTTTTATTTCCATAATCTATCCCTGAAATATCCGACAAATCCAACCCCCATTCAACTAATTTATTAGAATCCCAATTATCTAACAAATAAAAATCCCATTTACCTATCTGTATATTATCCTGAATAACAAATCTCTTTTTTTCATCTTCTGTTAATTCGTCCGCAGATTTTACCCAGTCATCAGGTATTTCTTTATAGCCCAAATTCTGTAAACATAATAGCCTTTTATTACCTCCCAGAACATGTCTTGTTTCAGGATCGTAAATAATAGGTCTTAACTTCATCATTTTAGGAAAATTCTTAATCGAGTTCTCTAAAGATGTTAAATCATCAAATTTTTGTGGATTATTTGGATTTAATTTTAATTCGGATAATTTCATTTTTCAATATATTAATTATCAGCTACTTAGTCTCATTTGTTCAGTACAAAAACAAAACGGAGTCGAACCGTCGAAAGCACATCGGCACATTTAAACCGAGGCGCGCAACCCTGACCACAAAGCTCCACGCTTAATCTTCAATATCTTTAAATTCTATTACAAATATAATACATTTTAGATCAAATTTCAATATTCGCAGCTGCAATTAACATGATTATGGATGTTAATAATGCAATGACAAATAATATATCAATAGTTAACTTGTCATATTTTGACCAAAATTTTTTCATCATTAAAGAATTTTTCTACTTTTTTCCATCAGTTATAATTTTTAAAGTTTCTCTTAAATTCATTATATCTTCTTCCTGGATTGCCTTTTTTAATCCTTTCTGATTCCAAAGGTTATTGATGCAATCATTTCTTAACCTTTCTAATTCCTTAATTTGAAAATCAAGATTAAATTTATTATTTATTAAATCTAATTTATTTAATGCTTTTTGAAATTTTCTCTTTTGCATATACTTTTTTATTATTTTTATGTGGTGATCGAAACTTTTTACTATTTCGATCATTTTAATGTCCCTGTATGCAATATAAATATAATCCCCGGTATTTATTTTAAAAAGGATTCTGTTTTTTTTATCCTCTTTAATTTTGCCGATAATGCTGTTTGGCTTTCCGCTTGAAAGATAATCAAGTCTTATTTTATAAGACTTATATTTTTTGATATTTTGTTGACTATATTTTATTTTCGTTTCAAGATAAGTTCTTAATGCCTTTTCGACATTCTTTATTCGAATGCATTTTTCTTGATATTTTATTCCCGAATAATTTTCTGTGATAGTTGTTCGAATGCCACAAAGAATCCTGCTTACCTCAGACCAATTAATTAAATTTTTCATAATCATTTATTTTTAAATTATTCATTCATTTGTAAATATTCAGCAAGTTCTTTATGAGATTTGATATAAGCCTTTCTGAGTATATGAAATTTTATATCTTTAATATAATCATAATTATGATCATAATCCATGAAAGTATAATCAAATCCCTCATCTTCAATCGTAGATTGCATATATTCTAAATCTTCAGTTTTCATAATGTTTTTTGGTTTTTTTATTCATTACATTTATTGCAAACAGACATTAATATCTCTTCTCCGTCTTCGATTTGAGACATTTCATCATATGTGAAATAATCATAACATATTTCACATTCATATAAATCAGGATCACAAGATTTTACATATTCTTCAATATCAGCAGAACTCCAATTTGGAGATTTTTTTGGGATTAAATCCCAATCATAATACATATAATCATTTTTTTCAGTTATCAAATCCCAAAATGCATCAAAAGAATCCTTGTTGCTATTGTATGCACTATGGTTATTCGTTTCTTTTGTTTGAATATGACAACCGTCTACTTTGCTATATTGAGCATAAAGCCCCATTCTGCTTTTTTGTTTACTTTTAAATTTAATATTGCTCATGATTGTTTATTTTTAGTTTCACTACCAAAACCCCTTGTTTATCTCAGCAGGAGGTTTTGGTTTTGTTTTAATTAACTATCTCATAATATTTGAAGGTTTCCAATTACAATTTGTACGCAATGAATCATCACCATCACATTCAAATACGGCTACATTATTAATATCTTCTGAAAATCGCTT